ATGCCTGGTGGTGCTATTATTGTAGTTATGACAAGATGGTCTAAATTAGACCTAACTGGACAGATAATTAACCAAATGGTTAAGAATGACGACGTTGATGACTGGGAAGTTGTTGAATTTCCTGCTATTTTAGAGGATAAAAAGGGAAATGAAGTCCCATTATGGCCTGAATTTTGGCCATTAGAAGAATTACAGAGTAGAAGAGCCGCACTAGACATACGATATTGGAATGCACAGTACTTACAAAACCCAACATCGGAAGAAGGAGCGTTAATTAAGCGAGAGTGGTGGAATATGTGGGAAGAAGAAAACCCACCACCCTGTGAATTTATAATAATGACACTTGATGCTGCTCAAGAAGCTAATACTAGAGCAGATTACAACGCATTAACAACATGGGGTGTATTTCTTAACGAAGAGACAAACAACTACGCTATAATATTATTGAATGCAATAAAAGAGCGTTTGGAATTCCCAGAACTTAAGCAGCTTTGCTTAGAAGAATATCAAGAGTGGGAGCCAGACGCCTTTATTGTAGAGAAAAAATCAAATGGGGCAGCTTTATATCAAGAGTTTAGAAGAATGGGAATACCTGTTGGAGAATTTACGCCTGGAAAGGGACAGGATAAGATTAGCCGTGTTAATGCTGTGTCTGATCTCTTTAGTGGCGGGGTTGTTTATGCACCCGATAAGCGTTGGGCGCACGAGGTCATTGAAGAATGTAACGATTTCCCTAGTGGTGCCAACGATGACTTGGTTGACTCCACAACTTTAGCACTCGCTCGTTTTAGGCAGGGCGGATTTATTCGATTGCCGAATGATGAAGAGGATGATATAGTAATGTTTAGGGGTAGAAACCATAAAAAATATTATGCCGTTTGATGAGCTTGAATACAGAAAGCAATACAGAAAAGATAATAAAGAAAGAATAACGGAAGTAAAAAAAGCTTGGTATAAGAGAAACAAAGAACGCGTCCTAGCTAAGAATAAAAAGTACGCACAAGATAATAGAGAAAAGAACAATCAATATAAAGCTGATTGGAAAAAAAGAAATAGGGAACAACACTTAGCTCAAGGAAAAGAATATAAGAAAGCAAACAAAGATAAGTATTCGGCATACGAGGCAAAAAGAAGAGCATTAAAATTTAGAGCAACGATAAGATTGACAGAGCTAGATAAATTTGTAATAAGCGAGATGTATAATTTAGCTCAATTAAGAACAGAACAAACAGGGTTCCAATGGCATGTGGACCACATAGTGCCATTAACTAAGGGGGGCTTACATAAGCCCACTAATTTACAAGTTGTCCCAGGAAGCTGGAATGAGTCCAAGGGCAACAGAAACTGTGATGTATATAATAGGGCGATATAAAAATGGCAGACATAGATAAAGGGTTATATGCAGCTCCAGAAGGCATAGAAGAAATAGCTGAAAATGAAGAAGCTATTGAAATAGAAATAGAAGACCCAGAAAAAGTTACTATTGGTATTGGTGATAGTGAAATTGTTATTGATCCTGATAGGATGGATGATGATACATTTTCTGAAAACTTAGCTGAAGAATTAGATGACCAATATCTAGCTGAACTATCTTCAGATTTACTCGAAGATTTCTCTAATGATATAAACTCTAGAAAAGACTGGCTTGAAACTTATGTTGATGGCTTAGAACTTCTTGGTCTTAAAATAGAAGAACGCACTGAACCATGGGAAGGCGCATGTGCTGTATATCACCCACTCCTATCCGAAGCATTAGTTAAATTCCAAGCTGAAACAATGATGGAAACTTTTCCAGCTGCAGGCCCTGTGAAGACTTCTATTATTGGTAAAGAAACACCTGAGTGTTTAGAATCAGCAGCACGAGTTCAAGAGAATATGAATTATCAGCTCATGGATAAAATGCCAGAGTACCGACCTGAACATGAAAGAATGTTATGGGGACTAGGTTTAGCAGGTAATGCGTTTAAAAAAGTTTATTATGACCCAGCACTAGAACGACAAGTATCTATATTTGTACCAGCTGAAGATATGGTTGTACCTTATGGTGCATCTAATTTAGAAACAGCTGAACGTATTACTCATGTGATGCGTAAAACAAAACAAGAAATTCATAACTTGCAAGAGATGGGCTTTTATAAAGATATTGAGTTAGGTGAACCTAATTATGACCTAGATAGCGTTGAGAAAAAAATTGCAGAGCAGATGGGCTTTGATGCTACTAATGATGATAGATATAAAATACTAGAGATGAATGTTAACCTTGACTTAGAAGGTTATGAAGACAAAGATGGAAATAGAAAAACAGGAATAGCATTACCCTACGTTGTTACTATTGATAAAGGCACTACAGAGATTCTAGCAATTAGACGTAATTGGAATCAAGATGATAGTATGAAAAAACGCCGTGAACATTTTGTTCACTATGGTTATATACCAGGGTTTGGATTTTACTGCTTTGGACTAATACATTTGATTGGTGGCTTTTCAAAATCAGGCACAATGTTATTAAGACAGTTAGTAGACGCAGGTACATTATCTAATCTCCCAGGTGGATTTAAAGCAAGAGGCTTACGTATTAAAGGTGATGATACACCAATTGGACCAGCAGAGTGGCGTGATGTTGATGCACCGTCTGGAACTATCCGTGATAACTTAATGCCACTACCATATAAAGAGCCAAGTCAAGTACTTGCAGCTCTAATGGATAAAATTATTGACGAAGGTAGACGCTTTGCTTCTGCTGCAGATATGAAAGTATCTGATATGTCAGCTAACTCTCCTGTAGGTTCTACACTTGCAATACTAGAACGAACACTCAAAGTAATGTCGGCAGTTAATGCTCGTATCTATTACTCAATGAAGAAAGAGTTTGGATTACTTAAAACATTAATTAAAGACTACACAGATCCAAACTATCAATATGATCCTGCATCAGGAACACCAGGTGCTAAACAAGCTGACTACGATAAAGTTAATCTTATTCCTGTTGCTGACCCAAACGCTGCAACTATGGCACAGAAAGTTGTGCAGTATCAAGCAGTTATGCAAATGGCTCAACAGAATCCAGATATATATGACTTACCAGAACTTAATAGACAGATGTTAGATGTACTAGGAGTTAAGAATGCAGAGAAACTTATCCCTAATAAAGATGATGTAAAACAGTTAGGTCCTGTAACAGAAAACATGAATATTATAAATGGTAAACCTGTTAAAGCATTTCTTGACCAAGACCATGAAGCCCACATCGCAGTTCATATGGCGTTTACTGATGATCCATTAATTAGAAAGCTAGTAGGACAAAGTACGAAAGCAGGAATGATACAAGCTGCCATGGAAGCTCACATTGCAGAACATATTGCTTTCCAATATAGATTAGAAATTGAGAACAAACTCGGTGTACCACTTCCACCGATAGATGAGCCACTACCAATAGATATTGAGAATGAAGTTGCTAGACTAACAGCTGAAGCTGCACCAAAAGTTTTAGGTGAGAGTAGTCTTAAAGCTTCTGAAGAAGAAAGACAACAACAAGCTCAAGATCCAGTATTACAGATGCAGCAAGCTGAACTTCAGATTAAACAAGAAGAAGCTAAAGTTAAAGCTCAAAAAACTATGGCTGATATAGAACTAGATAAAGCTAAACTAGAACTGGATAAACAGAAAGCAACTGTAGAAGTACAGAAAGATGTAATGCTTGCTCAAACTAAAATTAAGTCCACTGAATCTATAGCAGGGGCTAAAATTGGAGCTGAAGCTGAAATGCAACAGAAAGATATAACAACTAAAGAAGTTTTAGAAGGCGCTAAATTAGGAGCACAAGCAATCAACAAAGAAAAAGATATTGCTTTACGCTCAGAAGAATCTAGGTTACGTAATGAGACTATTGCACATACGCAAAAGTTAAGAGACAGAACCGAGATAAAAGAAACTAAAGATGAGGACAATACTAACTAATAAAAAGGACTAACATGACAGAGAAAGAAACGCTCTTATATTTATCAGGCCAGATAAAAGAGAGACGCAACGAATTAATAGAAGATATGGCTAGAGGCACCGCTGACCTCGCAGGTTATCAGCATGGATGTGGACAAGTTAGAGGATTTGATCACGTTCAAATGTTTATTGTTGATATGATAGCAAACCTAACTAAAGACAACGAAGACTTTGAAAGTAGTCCTACGGATAGTGTTGTAAAGATAGGGGATAAAAAATGACTATAGCCACCCCAGACACACAAATAGTCTCCAGCTCTGGAGCACCTATTAAAACCAAAAATACTGAAACCACTGACGGTAAAAAAGTTAGCGAAGATGAAGCATTAGCTAAACTAACTTCACAGTTACCTGATGTTAAAGGATACCGCATATTATGTATGGTGCCTGAAGCAGAAGATACTTATGAAGGTGGAATCATTAAATCAGATTCTGTAAAACAATTACAAGAGCACGCAACTGTGGTCTTATTTGTTATGCAGTTAGGAGATTTAGCGTATCAAGACGACGCTAGGTTTCCAACAGGAGCATGGTGTAAAGAAGGAGACTTCGTTATTACTCGTGCTTATGCAGGTACTAGAATTAAAATTCACGGAAAAGAATTCCGCATTATTAACGACGACACGGTTGAAGCTGTAGTGGATGATCCACGTGGCTACGAGCGCGCATAGGAGAGCAAAGATGGCAGAGATAATAAATGAAATACCTGAAGAATTAGATATGAAGGGGGAAGAGCTAGAAGTCGATTTAGACGAAGGTAAAAAAACTCGACCTGAAAAATCTACTTCTGATGTTGAAAGAGTAGAACAAGAACCCAAGCAAGAAGAGTTGTTTATAGAAGAAGAAGATGACACTCCTCCAGAAGATAGGGGCAAAGAACCACTACCTGAAGATATTGTAAAAGAGATAGAAGAAGATACTCTTGAAGGATATTCTGAGCGTGTTAAACAACGCATGGCGCAGTTGAAAAAAATGCATCATGACGAAAGACGTGAAAAAGAGAAA